TTACTGAATCGTCAGAACGACGCGCCCAATAAGCCTGATGTCATCAATTCCGCAATCAAATGCCACGCCTATCCCGCTGACGTGCACTTTCCTGACCGGAATGCGCGTCAGCGTCCTGACGCTGGCGGTCCCTTCAATTTCAACCAACCAGACGCCGTCATGCATATCTTCAAAATCGGTATCAATGATGTATTGGGTGGTTTCCGCTAACAGTAAAAAAGCATTACGCGGCTCCTGCTTCAGCGGTGCGTATAACGCTTTATCCAGCATCACATAGCCCGCTTCCTCGATTTTTCCGCTGATTAGTTTTTTTCTAACCAGCGTCGGCGTATCAGGTTTGCTTTCCGAGAATTTTGAGCCTTTGCCCGTAATCAGCCACTGCAAATCTGCACCGGTTTCCATCACGCACTGTAAAACGATATCTGACGGAAAAACATTACGTTTATAGCGCGCAGACAGGCTACTTGCCGCAATTCCAAGGTGATCTGCAAGCTGCATTTTCATGGTAAAGCCATAGGCATCGACGACGCGATCCAGAGCTTCTGCGCTCGAGTTCGGAAATTTGAAATTAGTATAAACGCTCATTTTCATTGACACTTAGATTTAGTCTAAGTATCCTCCGGTTTAAGTTAGCCTTTGAATGATGTGACAGGGTGCGGCTGTATCTGATAACGAAGGATTTTGCCTGATGAGGCTCATTTTTACAATCATCATGCCAGAACCTTATCGCCGCACTGAGACACAGGGTTAATGCAGTCAGGACAGGCTGAATGCCGCGTAAAAGGGCGTTTTACTCAGAAGAACCGCGCTCAGGCCGCTATTGCAGCGGAAATGCGCAGTTTAAGAAGCGGGATGAATCGCGCTGAGCAGAACACTGTCGTTTCGCTTAATGCTTAACAAACGTGATGGATGAGACAGGCGCGAAGCCGCCGCCCATCACAGGCGACAGTCACCTCGGCGATGACATTGATTTGTCATCAACAGCAGATGCAACGTTTATCGGAGGAGCCTATGAACCGCACCGTCCAGGTCATAAGTGAGTCACCCGCCGCTCTGAATGCTCAGGAGGGTTTCACGGCGGATCACCCCAGTCACGGCGAAAAAATGACGTTTGATGAGTTCCGTCAGCGCTGGCGGTTGCTGCGCGATAACAACCGAAACCCATCGCTTCGTTATTTCAATCATCAACATGACGACTTTAAATTTTGTGTATTAACCCTGGCTAACCGCGACTGTCCGGGCATGTTCAGGCGGGAGGAGATTGGCAAGCCCTTCCAGTATTTCGACCAGGCACGCCGTGAGCACATCATTATTGCGATGAACAAGCTGGCGCGCTGGGGAAACAGGTTGCCGCGTCAGTTCTCCACGGCTGACTGCTTTCTGACTGAATAAATAAATCACCCACCACTCAATGACGTAAACCCGTCGGGCATTGCTTTGCCCAAAATCTGGAGAGAGACATGATGAATAGCGAGACACATTCAATGAACAACGTGAGCCACTTTACTCTGAACAAACTGCTCGATAACGAGCGTAAAGCCTGTGCGCTGGCGGTGGCTAAGCGGTTAAGCGCCATGGCATCGCATATTACGCGGCAGACGTTAAACGGCATTGAAGCCGCAGAGCTGTTGCGATCTGAGGCTGAACGTTATGAAAACGAATCAGGAGAGATGCGCTGATGGCGGATGCGATTGATATTGCGCAGCAGCGCAGCGAAGAGATTCTGGCGGAGCATATTGCTCAGGTTACGCAACGTCCTGTGGCGATCGGTGCCTCGTTCTGTGAAGAGTGCGATGCGCCGATTCCTGAAGCGCGTCGTCGCGCGCTCCAGGGCGTAACCCGCTGCCTGCCTTGTCAGGAACTCAGCGAGTTAAGAACGCGCCTTCATTTCGGGCATGCACGATGATGTCGTTCGCTTACCCATGGAACGCCCCGCGGCTGGCAATCGCCAGCCCGTATCCTACCCATGACCAGCAGCAGCACCGCAATCGCCAGATAGCGGCGTGGCTGCAGGGTCAGAAAAGCCTCGCTGCCCAGGCCCGGATTGTGCAACTGGACGTCAAACGCCGTCTCGCCAGTCTGGAACAGCAGCAGGGCACAGCCCGGGCCAATGCTTACTTAGCAAAAACCTTTGTTGAGCGCACATTGCCACGCGTTGAGTCTGTGAACCGACGTTATCAACTGCATGATATGCGGCCAGGCGTTGTCGCCCAGTTAGCCCGCAGCCTGTCCTGCCAGCAAGGCGCCGCCAGAGCCGCGGGCACGCTGTGGGAGCTGATGAAACGGTTTAATCGCCTGCCGGATATGTCCCGTGCCGACACCGATTTGCTGGCGGGCGATATCGCCCGTTTTATTCATGCCGAGCTGGTGCAACTGCATTCCCAGGCCAGCGCTGAAACCGATTACCGCTATACCCACCGTCTGTATATGACGGCGGCGGTGATTACCCGTGAACTGGGCCAGATGCCGCCGTTGTGGGAAACCGTCAGCGCCCGCGTATTCTGCCCTGAAGACGTGACCCCGGCCATTCTGCGTATGCAGGCGGAAAAATGGTGGAAAGGGCAACTGCGTCGAATCAGTGCCTTCTGGCGAGAACACCTGCATATCGCGCTGGCGAACGTCAACAAAAAGCACTCGCCTTACGCCAGCCCGATGGCGGTGGCGGAATGGCGCGAGCAGCGTCGGCGTACGCGTGATTTCCTTCAGGGGATGGATCTTGAAGATGAAGAAGGCAATCGCATCAGCCTGATCGAAAAATATGACGGCAGCGTCGCCAATCCGGCCATTCGTCGTGCTGAACTGATGACGCGCATCCGGGGCTTCGAAACGATTTGTCAGGAGATGGGCTTCCGGGCCGGCTTCTATACCTTAACCGCGCCGTCTTGTTATCACGCCACCTTACAGAGCGGCCACCGTAATCATAAATGGCAGGGGGCCAGCCCGGCAGAAACACAGCGCTATCTCTGCACGCTCTGGCAGAAAGTGCGCGCCAAACTGCACCGGGAAAATATCAGTATTTTTGGGTTGCGCGTTGCGGAGCCGCATCACGATGGCACGCCTCACTGGCACATGCTGATGTTTATGCGCTCTGAGCACGTCGCACGCGTAGACGAGATCCTGCGCCATTACGCCTGCCAGCAGGACAGCGATGAACTGACCAGCGCAAAGGCACGCAAAGCCCGGTTTCATGTGGAGGCGATCGATCCGGCGAAAGGGAGCGCGACCGGTTACGTTGCCAAATACGTCTCCAAGAATATTGATGGCTATGCGCTGGACGGCGAGCTGGATAACGAGAGCGGTAAACCCCTGAAGGAGACGGCGATGGCAGTGTCAGCATGGGCGGCGCGCTGGCACATCCGTCAGTTTCAGTTTATCGGTGGCGCGCCCGTAACGGTTTATCGTGAGCTGCGTCGTCTGGCAGACAGTGACACCGCGCATGGCCTGAGCGTGGAATTTGCGGCGGTGCATGATGCGGCTGACGCCGGTCAATGGGCGGAATATATTCATGCACAGGGCGGTCCCTTTGTGAAACGCGATGCGCTTGCGGTGCGCACCTGGTATCAGCCCGCCGAAATCTGCAATGCCTTTGGTGAGGAAACCCAGTCAATTAAGGGCGTGTATGCCACAGCTGTCGGCATCGACACGCCCATTTTGACCCGGCTGAAAACCTGGAAGCTGGTGCCCAAACGTGCTGAAGAAGAGGACGGCGAAAAATCGCATTCCGCGTTGTTGTCTTGGAGTTCTGTTAATAACTGTACGGACCCGGCAGACCGCCTCTTCTTCCGTCGCCCGTTATCTGAGGCGCCGTACACAGACGACCGGCGTGGGGAGAAAAAAGGAGGAGGGCACCCCTGGCTAAGCTGTCGGTCCACGTCTGCAACTGTCAGCAGCACGCGTTTACTCAGTGACGGAAGCAATGCTTTACCGGCGGTTCAGCCATTGTGCAGGATCTTGCCTCAGCCGGGACCTCACGAAAAAAGAGGGGTGAAAATTCTGTAGAATTACGGGGTAAATGAAGAAAATCTATTGATTTTTCTTACGCTTCTGGCAGGAGCAGGCACCAACCTGTCTGCCAGGTGGTCGGATAAAAGTTGATTCCTATCAACACGATATAATTTTTTACGAACTATCTTAAAACGCTTCCACAGTTAATGAATGCTATGCTACTGTATGTATGTACAGTGTTTATTTTGGGGGAGGGAATTGTGGGAAATGAATTACATGAGCGAGTCATGCTTGAACGCGTTGAACTTATCGCCAGGCTCACCAGCGAAGGAGCCTGCCGGGAACGAGACAGGGAAATAGCGTTAAATTTGATCGCCGAAATCGCTGCTAACTACACCCTTTCCGATAACCACTTTTCTGTTGTCTTCTCGGCTACGCCTTTAAAAAAATAATGACGGCGACGTTTTCACTGTGACATCAGCAGGGTTGCCCGTCGCCTGAGCCATCTCAACGGAAGAGAGGGTTCAGGCGCGGGCAACCGCTACACCGACCTGGAATGCGCCACCGTGCATCGCCCTTTTTATACCCGGTACTGTCGCCCACAGAAAATCCATCTGGCCCGCCGTTTGCCTTTATGCGCTGCCTCATCCATTGATTGCTGCCGCTCCTTCTTCGCGTTCGCCAGCTCCCTGTCGCTCTGCTTTTTTTGTTCCCGATTTGCCCTGCCTTTTATCACGGCGACTTTCCTCTGCCTGTTGACCGCATTCGATCGTTGCGGGTCATCGCTCATGCGTTCACCGCATCCCGGCCTTTTTCCGCCTTTCAGCAGGGTTATCCAGCCATTCCCTGCGCGTCCTGCCCACCCAGCCTTGAGCGGACGGCCTTGCGTTGAGCAAGCGTCTGCTGAAGCACACACTACTCCTGACAAGTGCCGGCGACGGCAGGCGTGAAAAACCGTACAGGCCGCGCTGAGCAAATCCCCCACGTTTATGGCACCGCTCGGGTTATCCGGTAGTGGCATTTATCGGGCGTTTTGTGGCCTGACGATTCAATGCTGAAGACAGGTTTTCGCAGACCCGATCGGGCCTTTGAAGCCCGGCACCGCCTATAGCGGATGCGCTTGATTTATCACCCATTCGACCACGGCTTTTACGCTCATAAGGGGCCAATCAATGCTGATTTACGCACGACAGGAAGACACCGTCGATGAGATCTGCTGGCGTTACTACGGACGCACGCAGCAGGCGGTTGAACAGGTTTATGCCGCCAATCCCGGCCTGGCAGAAAACGGCCCAACGTTACCGCACGGATGCAAGGTGGTGTTACCGGAGCTGCCTCAGGCGGCCACCGGTGAAACCCTCAATCTGTGGGATTAGTGCCAATGGAAAAAATCAGTTCTCTGATTAATTACCTCATCGGGATTGTCCTGATGTGGTTTGGTCGTCACACACCGCAGGATATCGCCTTTATGGTTGGCTCTGGCGTCGCCGTTTTGACCATGTGCACCAATGTCGCGACGTTTTTTATCAACTGGTACTACCGTCGCAAAACCTTCGAGCTACAACAGCGCAACCTAAAGGGGTTAAGTTTTGAGCCAGACCGCTAAGCGTTGTGCGGTCGCGGCCGTGCTGGCCATGGCCGCGTTGGTACCGCAAATCAAGATGCTGAAAACCTCTGACGCTGGCCTGAGGCTGATTGCCGATGCAGAAGGCTGCCGCACCTCGCCTTATCAATGCAGCGCTGGCGTCTGGACCAACGGGATTGGTCATACGCAGGGCGTTACCCCGACCAGCGTGGTGAACGAGCGCCAGGCTGCAGTGAATCTGGTGTATGACGTCATGCGCGTTGAGCGCGGCATCGACCAGTGCATGACGCGTGAAATGCCGCCCCAGGTCTACGACGCGGTGGTGTCATTTGGTTTTAACGTGGGCGTCCGCGCGGCCTGTAACTCAACGCTGGCGGGATTGATCAACAGCGGGCGCTGGCACGACGCCTGTCTGCAGCTTAAGCGGTGGGTATATGTCAAAGGGACTTACAACCCGGGCCTGGATAACCGCCGCCAGCGTGAAATGGCCTGGTGTTTACAAGGAGCAGCATGATGCGACTGGTTGCAGCGGCGATCGCTCTGTTGCTTAGCGCCCTGGTGTTAACGGGCTGGCGGCTCAGCGTCATGACTCATCAACGGGATGAGGCACAGCACAGAGTCAGTACGTTAGCCGCCGACATTAGCCGTCGGGACACCGCACTGGCTCAGCTCAATGCAGATATGCAAGCCACCCGAAAACGTGAGGCGGCGTTGCGTCTGCAACAAAACCAGGCCAGCGCGCAGGCGCTCCATCGAGAAACAACCATCAGAAGAGAAACCGATGCCAATCCCGCTTTACGTGCCTGGAGCGCTGCTGCTTTGCCTGCTGACGTTATCCGGCTGCACAGCCGTCCCGCCTTCAGCAATGCCCGAGATTATCTGGAATGGTTGTCCACGCGTGACAAGTTGCCCCATTCCGGAGAACAACCTGCAAACGCAGGGTGATTTGGCGGCGGATAACCGCCAGTTAGAGGCTGCGCTCGCATCATGCGGGTTGCAGGTAGAGATGATTAAAGCGTGCCAGGAGCAGCATGATGTTGAAAGTGAACCAACTACGCCAGGTGCTGATAAACAGCGTTCCGCTGCTACAGCAAAATCCTGACAACCTGAATATAGCGATTCAGTCCGGAAACCTGGTTTCCACCTTAGCCAGCTCGCTGTCGTTTGAATACCACTTCCAGCTGGCTGTCACCATTACGCACTACGCCGATGATATCGATCTGATCATGGTTCCGCTGCTGACATGGCTTCGGGAAAATCAGCCCGACATCATGGTTTCTGATGAGAAACGTCGCACCGGCTTTACCTTCACTCTCGATGCGATGGAAGAAGGGCGTAACAGGGTGAATATCACTCTGCAACTGACCGAACGCGTCTGGGTTGAGCAGCAGAATGACGCGTTACACATCACTCATTTGCCGGAACCTGCGCTGCCAGAAAATGTAGAGCGGCCCTGGCAGCTCTATATCAAAGGCAAGCTGGTCAGTGAATGGACGTCATAGCACCAACCGTTATCAGCTGACGCGCTGTTTAGTCATCTTTGAGCAAACGGCATTCGATTGCTGCTTTTCTCTCGCAACGTGAAACTAACGCCATGAATGAGCAAATATTAGAAATCAAGCGCTTGCTGCGCAATATGGTCCGCATTGGCACCGTCGCCGCCATCAATCTGGAGGAGGGAACCTGCCGGGTAAAAACCGGAGACAACACCACCAACTGGCTGCACTGGCTGAGTGCCCGGGCGGGAAGAACCCGTTCGTGGAATGCACCCTCGGTGGGCGAGCAGGTGTTGATCATGAGTCTGGGTGGCGAGCTGAACAGCGGCTTTGTGTTACCCGGCGTGTTCTCTGACGCCAGCCCGGCACCCTCGGCCTCGGCAGATGCGCTGCACTATTCCTTCCCTGATGGCGCGGTCATTGAGTATGAGCCTGCAACCGGCGCCCTGAAAGCCGAAGGGATTCAGACGGCGACCATTAAAGCGGCCGTCAAAATCCTGCTGGATACGCCAGAGGTGGAGTGCACCACGTTACTTAAAACCGCCACGCTGGAAGTCACACAGGGCGGCACCATGAAGGGCGATGTGTCGCACAGCGGCGGCAGCTTCGCCTCCAACGGCAAAGTGCTGCATACGCATCAACATCCGGGCGACAGCGGTGGTACCACAGGAGCGCCATTATGACGACAGCACGCTACACCGGCATGAGCCGCGAAACGGGCATGACGCTGGTTGAACTTGAACATGTCCGCCAGTCTGTGCGTGACATTCTGACGACGCCGCTGGGATCGCGGGTGATGCGCCGTAACTACGGTTCACTGCTGTCGGCGCTGATCGACCAGCCGCAGAACGACCGGCTGCGCCTGCAAATCATGTCGGCCTGTTATATGGCGATTCTGCAGTGGGAGCCGCGCATCAGCCTGACTGCCATTAATTTTGAATCTGCGTTTGACGGCGGGATGGTGGTGGAAATCACCGGCAACCGTGCGGACACCGCGCAGGATTTTTCGTTAACCGTCCCTGTGAGTTGAATCATGCCTACTATCGATCTGAGCCAGCTGCCTGCGCCAACCGTGGTGGAAACGCTGGACTATGAAACGCTGCTTGCCGAACGCAAAGCCACCTTGATTTCGCTCTATCCTGCCGATGAGCAGGCGTCGGTTGCCCGGGTGCTGGCGCTGGAGTCCGACCCGCTGGTGAAACTCCTGCAGGAGAATGCTTACCGGGAGATCATCCTGCGCCAGCGCGTTAACGAAGCGGCCAAGGCGGTGATGGTTGCCTGGGCCAGCGGCAGCGATCTGGACCAGTTGGGTGCCAACAACGGCGTACTACGCCTGGTACTGACGCCGGCAGATAACACAGTTACGCCGCCTGTGGAGGCGGTGATGGAGCGGGATGAAGATTTTCGCGCCCGCATTGCCGCCGCGTTTGAAGGGCTGAGCGTCGCGGGCCCATCGGGTGCCTATGAATTTCATGCACGCAGCGCTGACGGGCGCGTGGCGGATGCTTCTGCTATCAGTCCCTCTCCGGCCAGCGTCACCGTTACGGTGCTGTCCCGCGAAGGTAATGGCACGGCGGGCACGGACCTGCTGGCAATCGTGGATGCCGCGCTGAATGAGGAAGATGTTCGTCCGGTTGCCGATCGGGTCACCGTGCAGTCGGCACAGATTGTGGATTACCGCGTCGAGGCCACGCTGTACCTCTATCCGGGGCCAGAAGCCGAACCTATTCGTGCCGCTTCAGAGGCAAAACTGCAGGCATTCGTGAACACCCAGGCACGTTTAGGGCGCGATATTCGCAAGTCTGCGCTGTATGCCGCGCTGCATGTTGAAGGCGTGCAGCGCGTCGAACTGGCGCAGCCGGTGGCCGATGTGGTGCTGGATAAAACCCAGGCCGCGTTCTGCACCGGCTACCAGATCACGGTAGGAGGGTCCGATGAGTAAACGCCTGCTGCCAACGGGTTCATCAGCCCTGGAAGTTGCCGCGGCTGAAGCCTGTGCAGCGCTGGAGTCCATCCCGGTTCCGCTGCGCAGATTATGGAATGCACAGACCTGCCCGGTAGAGCTACTGCCTTATCTGGCATGGGCCTGGTCAGTGGATCGTTGGGATTCAGGCTGGAGCGAAAGTACCAAACGCAGCGTTGTGGCTGCATCGGAATACATCCATAAACACAAAGGGACCATTGGCTCTTTGCGCCGTGTGGTGGAGCCGCTTGGCTATCTGATTCGCATTAAAGAATGGTGGCAAACCAATGAAGCGCCCGGCACCTTTCGCATTGATGTCGGCGTGCTGGACAACGGCATTACCGAAGCGATGTACAACGAGCTGGAACGGCTGATTGCTGATGCCAAACCGGTCAGCCGTCATTTGATTGGCCTGTCCATCAATCTGGATTCTACGGGGACTGTACCCGTAGCGGTTGCCAGCTACAGCGGCGACGAGTTAACCGTTTATCCCTATACACCTGAAGTTATCACCGCAGGCGGTTCCGGTTACACCGGCGCAGCGGTCCATCTTATTGACCTGACGGAAGTGAGAGCATGACAACGAAATATTTTGCCCTACTGACCAATCAGGGCGCGGCAAAGCTGGCCAATGCCGCAGCCCTGGGTACCCAACTGCAGATTACCCAAATGGCGGTGGGTGATGGCGGCGGCACTTTGCCAACGCCGGACCCTGCGCAGACCAAACTGGTTGGCGAAAAACGCCGTGCTGCGCTGAATTCACTGAAGGTGGATGCCGCGAACAGCAGCCAGATTATCGCTGAACAGATTATCCCTGAAGGCGAAGGCGGCTTCTGGATTCGCGAGATTGGTCTCTATGACGCCGATGGCGTAATGGTAGCCGTCGCGAACTGCGCGGAAACCTACAAGCCACAGCTGCAGGAAGGCAGTGGCCGTACCCAGACCGTACGCATGATTTTGATTGTGAACAGCACCAGTGCCGTTACGTTGAAGATTGATCCTTCGGTTGTGCTCGCCACGCGCCAGTATGTGGATGACAACGTCATCGAGGTGAAAGCCTACACTGACGACGTGATGAAGAAGCACGTCGATGCGGCCAATCCTCATAGCCAGTATCTGCAAACGGCTAAAGCGCTGGCAGAAATTAAAGATGCGGGGCTGGTGGCGGAGGTTCTTAAAAACCTCGGTTTGGGAGAAGGCTCCGCTTTGCCGGTTGGCGTACCTGTTCCATGGCCGTCAGCGAACCCGCCAACTGGTTGGTTAAAATGTAATGGTGCC